CCCACAGAAATTTGCCGCAGACCTTGCCGCAATCCCGGCGGAAGATGATCTGACCGTCCGCATCTGTTCCGGCGGCGGCGACGTATGGGCTGCGCAGGCCATTGGTAGCCAGCTCGAAAGCCGCACTGGCACGGTGACGGCACAGATAGAGGGCTTGTGCGCAAGTGCGGCAACGATCATTGCCTGTCATTGCAAGGTCGTCAAGGCCACGCCGGACAGCAGCTACATGATTCATCCTGTGAAAGCCAAGAGCGATAACTTCATGGGCGTGAAGGAATTGCAGCAACTCATTGATTCCATTACGGTTATGCGCTCTACGATTCTCGGACAGTACGAGAAAAAGACCGGGAAAAGCAATGAAGAGCTGGCCGCATGGATGGACAAGACGACGTGGTGGACTGCGGAGCAGGCCAAGGAAAACGGTTTCATTGACGAGATCGTGGAGGGCAACCAGACCGCCAAAATCGAAAACAGGAACGGCGTGCTGTTCGTAAACAGCGTAGCCGTCCCAGGCACTTTTGATAGCGCACCTGAATTTGTGCGAAACCGCGCCGTGGTCGTACCTGACAACGACGACGGTTTTGTAAATAACAACGACCCGGCGGAACCGTCGGGAGAAAACAACGGAGGGAACGACATGGAGTTCAAGAACGTGGACGAACTGCGCAATGGCTGCCCCGACCTCGTGAAAGAGATCGTGGACAGTGAGCGCGCAGCCGCACAGAAAGCCGAGCGTGAACGCCTTGCCGCCATTGACGAGATCGCAGAAACGATTCCGGCAAACATGGTGGCGGAGGCAAAGTACGGCGAGAACGCCTGCTCTGCGGAGCAGCTTGCGTACCGTGCGGCGGTTGACGCAAAGAAGAATCACCGCAAGCTGCTGGAAGATACCGCAGATGATGCAAACACCAGCGGCGCAAACAGCGTTGGCGGCGCAGCCCCCGACGGCGTGGCTGGTACTGGTACTAAGAACAAGAACCAGACCGATGCCGAGAAGCGGGCAATGGTGAAGAACCTGCTGCACCCCAAGAAGGAGGGCTAAGTTATGGCTGAAAAGATGCTGAACGAGAAGCTGGGCGAGGTTGAGTACGACGGCCTGATCGTTGGTCTCAACCCGAAGAAGCGCGTCGGCCCCGGCGTGATCGCCAAAGGTGCGGCAGAGACGACCTATGTTCGCGGCACTGTGTTTGCCAAGAGCGCAAAGGACGGCAAGCTGTACATCCTGGGCAGCACTGCTACTTCTGGCGATACGCTGAGCGCGGACTGCATTCTGGTGCAGGACGTGACTGTGGGTACTACCGACGATGAAACTGTCGTGGTCTACCTGGCAGGCTGCTTCAACCCGGAAAAGCTGACCGTAAAGGACAGCTACACCATGACCGAGGCGGACAAGGACGCTCTGCGTATGCGCGACATTGCGCTCCTGCCCATCATCGAAATGTAACAGGAGGACGTTTACTATGGCAATTCTGCTGAACTTCTTTGATAACGTCATTCTTCAGGCCATCACGGAAGAGATCGTGCCGAAGCGTGGCTTCTTCAAAGACCGCTATTTCCCCACCGGGGCAGGCGATATTTTCAAGGCCGACGAGGTGCTGACCGAGTACCGCAAGGGCGACCGTAAGCTGGCCGCTTTCGTTGCCCCAGACGTACATGACATTCCCATTGCGCGCCGCGGCTATGAGGTTCACTCCTACCAGCCTGCGTACATTGCGCCGTCCCGCGTGCTGACTATGGACGAGCTGAAGAAGCGCGGCTTTGGTGAGGCTCTGTATCCGGGCATGGACGAAGCACAGCGCGCCGCTCGTCTGCTGGCAGATGATATGAACGACATGGAAAACCGCATTGCAGGCACCGAGGAATGGATGGCTGCACAGACCATGATCTCCAACGGCTGCACTATGCAGGAAATGATCGACGGCAAGACCAAGGGTGACAAGAAGATCGTGCGCTTCTACGACAACAAGAGCGACCATACCTACACTGTCGCAAAGAAGTGGAACGAAACTGGCGGTGATTTCTGGGCAGACATCAAGGCTATGTGCCGGATGCTCTCTTGCTGCGGTCTGCCTGCAAAAGACCTGATTCTGGGCACTGATGCTGCCGACTATATCCTGGCCGACGAAAAGACCCGCCAGCTTCTCGACAAGAACAGCGGTATTATCGTTGGCGAGATTCGCCAGCAGCTCACCCAGTACGACGGCGTGGTGTTCATGGGCGTTCTGAACTTCGGCGGCTTCATGCTGAACGTGTTCTCTGTGGACGAAACCTACGAGGACGAGAACGGCCAGGTCGCCAGCTTCTTCCCCAAGACCGCAGCTATGGTTACTGCTCCCGACTGCGGCCACATGATGTACGGCTCCATCACCCAGATGGACTACGGCCAGATCGACTACACCACCTATGCCGCAAAGCGCGTGGCAAAGCTGGTCGTGGATCAGGCCAAGGACAGCCGCAAACTCCGTCTGGGCTGCCGCCCGCTGGCCGCACCCAAGAGCTACTGCCCCTACATCTACGCAGCAGATGTTGTGCAGTAAGTGAGAAAGGAGCAACGGCATGAAAACTGTTCAGATCACGTCCGGCGGCTACGGCTACCGTGAAAAGGCAGGCTCCCCCACCCGGTTGATTCGGGCGGGGGAATTTGTTTGCCTGCCGGATGATGAAGCTGACCGTCTGGCCGCCCTGGGCGTTGCGGTCTGTCAGCCGGAAGCACAGCCGGAGATCGAGCCGCAGAAAAACGCCCCGGCGGCAAAGCGCACCAGAAAGAGCAAAGCGGCCACCGCGTAAAGAAAGGCGGTGGAGCGCATGACGGATTTTCTGGAAGAAGCCCTTGCGGACATTGACTCTGTGTTCTTTCAGGAGTTTGTGGAGCAGCACAAAATCGACGGGAAGCCGTTTGACGTTGTGCCGTATGAAATGACCCTCAAGGAACGCAAGGCGCACTGGGAAGCAGGAGCAAAGCAGAACTTTGACCAGGGACTTTACCTGTCCACAAAGCAGTTCTTCATTCGCAAGGAAGATTACGGCACGGCTCCAAAGGTTGGAAAGCTGATGGAGTACGACGGAATCTGCTACACGATCAGAAGTTGCCAGACGGAGCACGGGTTGTACCTGGTGGAACTTGAGAGGGTGCGGCAGTAATGGCGAAGGCAATCTATGACGTATCTGTGCCGAACATCTACGAAGTAGAAAAGGCACTGGGCGACGCAAAGGACAAGGCTCCTAGAGCCATGAAAAACGCGGTGAACCAAACGGCGACCCGCGCAAAAAACATGATGATCCGGCAAGCGAAACTCCGATACGCCGTAAGCACGGCGGGCCGCCGCCACCTAAACCAACTGAAACTCCGAAACCGCGCAACGATACAGAATCCGACCGCAGAAATTTTCATCAAAAGTCGAAGAAACGATCTGGCGGATTTCAAGACAAACCCAACCGAACCACACATGGGCGGAAACTGGGTACACTCGCCTGAATTTCATACAGGCAAGGTTTTGAAAAAATCGCCAATGGATAACCTGACAGGCGGACAAACACTTATCGGGCCGGGAAGCAAGGGCTTCTTGGTGCGGTTCGAGAGCGGACACGTTGGCATGGTGCAAAGAATTATCGGTAAGCCTGCAAAGAATCCGAAGCCGACACGGTGGAAGAGCAAAAACGGGATTATCGAATATCTTTACACCATGTCCGCGCCGTCTGCAAGTTCCATGCACAGTACCGTGTGGCGGGAAGAAGTAGAGCCGGAAAGCGAGATCATCTTGCAGGATCGCTTGCGGCACGAGGTTGAAAAAATCTTGATGCAGGCAGGAGGTAAGAAGAAGTGAGCAAACCGACGAACTACACCCCCATTGATGCGGTAAAAGTTCTGTGCAAGGAGTTGGAAAAACTCTTTGAAGGGAAAACATTCAGCGGCCAGGGCGGGAACAAGCAGCTGAAGTTTTTTGAGTTCGAGTTCCCGGAAGATAACGGTAACGACGAGGACGTGGACACACTGGCCGCCGCTGCCCCATTCGTGCTTGTGAAAGCAGCCGGGTGGAGCACCGACATAGAAGAGCCGGTAATGATTGACATGAGCATGGTTATCTGTACATACCAAACCCCTGCGCGAAGCAAGGAAGAGATCGAGAAACTAAAAAAGGCACCGGCTCTTCTGGATTTGTACAACATAATGCAGGATATTAGTCAGCATTTCAAAGTGCACAACGTCTTTGGAGATTACTTCAACGTCTTAATGCCGATTACCTGCGTAATTCAGCAGGACGATACAAAACCGTATTATTTCTCTACTGTTCAGATGGACATTACAGGCCCAAGCATGAGCAGAGAAAACAACCCGGAAGTGGAGGCACTCACATGAGCACTGCAAAAGCAAAACAGGCCGAGCAGGCAGAGAACACCGCAGAGGTTAAGGCAACTGGCCCTGTCGTTTACTGCGGCCCGACCGTGAAGAACACCGTGAAACAGTACACGGTGTACGCCGACGGCGATATGCTGCCGGATATGATGAACCGCTTCCTTGAAACGGTTCCGATGGCAAAGGGCCTGTTGGTTCCCATCGAACAGTTCAGCGATACCCGCAAAGCTCTGGAAAATCCTAAGAGCGCAGCGGGTATTCTTTTTGCCGCCGTGAAAGCGGCCATTGAGTAAGGAGGTAAAAGATCATGGCATATAAGCATGGCGTATATACCAATGAGCAGGCAACCAGCCTGGTTGCCCCGGTCGTTGCCACGGCAGGATTGCAGGTCGTAATCGGCACTGCACCTGTCAACCGAGCAAGTGACCCCTACCACTGCACCAATGTTCCCATGCTGGCAAACACGCTGGATGGCGCAACTGCGGCAGTTGGTTACAGTGACGACTACGAAAACTACACCCTCTGCCAGAGCATGGGCGCAAGTTTTAAGGTCGTAAAAGTCGCACCGATGGTTCTTATCAACGTGCTTGATCCCAACAAGCACAAGAAGAACCTGGCCGAAAAGACCGTGCAGATCAACAGCGGAGTTGCTGTTCTGGAAGAGGAAGGTGTGCTGCTGGACAAGCTGGTCGTCAAGGCAGCATCCGCAACGCTGACCGCTGGTACTGACTACACTGCGGCGTTTGACGATAACGGCTACGTCAATATCGTTGTTATCCCCGGCGGCGCGGGCAAGTCCGCAACCAGCCTGACCGTGAGCGGCGTTCAGATCGATCCGTCCGCAGTCACCCCGGCGGATATTGTGGGCGCAGTTTCCGCCGCTGGCGTTGAGTCCGGCATGGAGTGCATCCGCATGATCTTCCCGAAGCTGAACATGGTTCCGGGTATTCTGATCGCTCCCGGCTGGTCGGAGAACGCCATCGTGTCTGCTGGCTTGCAGGCAAAGACCACCCGTATCAACGGCGTGTTTAACTGCGTCTGCATCGTGGACATCGACAGTTCCACAAATGGTGCGACCAAGTACGACGATGTGAAGCAGCAGAAAGAGAAGCAGGCCGTCACCAGCGCAAATTGCTACGCCGTGTGGCTGTACGCAAAGGTGGGCGATGTTCTCTACGCTGGCTCTGCAATGGCCGCCGCCGTGACCGTGGCGACCGACGCAGATAACGGCGACATCCCGAACGTCAGCCCGTCCAACAAGACCGTCCCGATCTCCGCCGCCTGTCTGAAAGACGGCACGGAAGTGCTGCTCGATCAGGAACAGGCCAACGTCGTGAACAGCTTTGGCGTGGCAACCTGGCTGAACATCAACGGCTTCCGCCTGTGGGGCAACAACACTGCTTGCTACCCCGGCAACACCGACCCCAAGGACAGATGGTTTAGCGTCCGCCGCTTCTTCTGCTGGGACGACAACACGTTCATTCAGACGTACTTTCAGAAAGTGGACAGCCCCGCAAATAAGCGTCTGATCGAGGCCCTGGTGGACAGCGAGAACGTCCGCGGCAACAGCTTTGTCTCCCGCGGCATCTGCGCCCGCTATGAGCTGAAATACCTTGAGTCGGAGAACCCGACCACCAACCTGCTGAACGGCTGCATTACTTTCCACAAGTACATGACCCCGTTTGGCCCTGCGGAGGACATCGAGGAACTGGTCGAGTTTGACCCGGATGCGCTGTCCACCGCCCTGGCCCAGTAAGCGGCGCAAGGAGGTAAAAGACTATGGCACTCGACACTAACCTGACCCCGGAGGTCGTCAACTCCTATAACACCTACATCAACGGCAATAAGGCAATCGGCGTTACCAGCGAGATTTCTATGCCGACCATCACCTCGGAAACTATCGACGTTTCCGGCACTGGTATCCTCGGCAAGATTTCCGCCCCGAACATCGGCCAGTTTGAATCCATCGAACAGGAGATCACGTTCAACCTGATTTACTCTTCTTTCGTGGATATGCTGTCCCCGAAGCGGCAGGTAAACCTTACCATTCGCGCCGCCCAGCAGGCCGTGGACAAGAACCTCGGTTATGCCTACAAGGGTCTGCGCATCGTTGAGGTGGGCCGAGTCAAAGAGTTCACCCCCGGTAAGATCAAGCCCGGTGAGGGCATGGACGCAAAGGTGAAGCTGGAACTCACCTACCTGATGATCGAGAACGACGGTCAGCAGATTATCGAGATCGACAAGCTCAACGGCATTTATCGCGTCAACGGCGAGGATATGCTGGCGGATGTGAGCGCGCTGATCTAAAAAGCAAACGGCATGACCGCCACGGAAAAGAATCGGGGCGGTCAATTTTTTGTATGCAGAGAAAGGAAAAACAACATGGAAAAGAATGTTTCTACCGCAGTTGAGCAGGAAGTTACCGAGCAGACCGCACCCGCCGCAGAGCAGACCAACGATAAGCTGGTGAAGCTGGCAAAGCCGTACAAGTTCGACGACGAGGAATATTCCGAAATCAACCTGTCCGGCCTGGACAAGCTGACTATCGAGGATGCGGTGCTGACCGTGAAGAAGCTGACAGGCGACGGCGAACTGGCCGCAATGGTGATGCCCGAAACCTCCACCGCCTACACCGACGAGCTGGCAGCCAAGGCAACCGACCTGCCCGTTGAGTTTTTCAAACTCCTGCCCATCGGCGCAAGCAAAAAGGTGCGCCAGATGGTGCAGGGCGCGATCACTGTCCCTGCACAGAAAGACGAGAGCGACACCCGCCCCCACATTCTGCACCTGCACAAGCCCTATCTCTACAAGGGCGAAACACACACCGAAGTTGACCTCTCCGGCGTGGGCAGCCTTACGGGCATGAACATCCGGCAGGCAGAGAACCGCATGGAGGAAGAGGACATTCGTGCCATCGAGCGCACCAGTAACTACTACTACTGCTGCCTGATGGCAAGCATGGCGACTGGCAAGGACGTGAAGTTATTCCTGGGTCTGCCTCTGTGCGAGGCTATGCCCCTGAAAAATGCGGTGAACGATAAGGATTTTTTCGAGTAAAAGGCGGTTACAAAGAAATCAGAAAGGCGGCGGTAGGTTTGGCCTCCGTCACGCACACGGGAGCAGACTTTTACCTCAACCTCCCTGTGCGTGAAATGGTGGAGATTAACGAGGAGGTGGCGGAGGAATGGCGAAAAATCAGGAACTAGAACTTTCTATCCTGATTGGCGGACGAGTTGACAACTCGTTGGCGCAGGCCGTAAAAAGCGCAAACGGCCAGATCGGCCAGCTGGCAAAGACGATAAGCAACGTCGGAAAAATTGGACTCGGTGCAATGACCGGGCTTGCAGTTGGCACGACGAAGTTCTTTGCAGATGCCACAAAAGATGCCATGAAGTACGAAAGCACGATGGCAGAAGTGGCAAAGGTGGTCGATGAACTGAAAGACGACAACGGCAATTTCACTGTGCATTACGACGAAATGAAATCCGGGTTAAAAGATATGACAACCCTGATTCCTATGGAGTTTGAGGACGCTGGTGCTATTGCTGCTGCGTTTGGTCAGAGCGGCGTTACCTCTACCCCGGAAATCCTCAACTACACAGCGGATGCCGCAAAGATGGCGATTGCCTTTGACTCCGACGCAAAGCAGTCCGGCGAATGGATGGCGACGTGGAAGCAGGCATTCAACTTGGCGGAAAATGAAATCGTGAATTTGGCAGATCAGTTAAACTACCTGTCAAACAACACGAATGCCACCGCCGCCGATCTGGCGGGAATTGTAACCCGCGTTGGAAGTCTGGGCGGAATGGCTGGTGTTAATACCAGCTCAGTTGCCGCAATGGCAGACGTTCTGGTGGCGACGGGCGTTGACGACGACTCCGCCGCAACCAGCCTGCGCAATATGTTCTTGAAGTGGACGGCGGGCAGCGCAGCCACGAAGAGCGAAGCGGGCGTTATGGCAAAGCTGGGCCTAGACCCTGTGGAATTTGCAAAGAGTATGCAGGATAACTCCATTGAAGCAATCGAGGACTTTTTCTCCCGCATTAAAGTTCTTCCGCAGGAACAGCAAATCAGTTTGATGGGACAGTATTTCGGAAAACGTGCTGTTGAGTCCGCAACGAAAATAGCACAGAACATTCCGATGCTGGAACAAAATCTTGATTGGATCAAAACAAAGGACGAGAACGGACAATACGTTTGGCAAGGTAGCATGGAAAACGAGTATCTGACTCGTAGCGATACGGCAGAGAACTCCATCCAGCTTGCACATAATGCGTGGCGCAATCTGCGGGAGTCGTTCGGTGAAGCGTTCCTCCCTGTGGTAAAACAGGGCGCAGACTGGTTTGTTGGGTTTGCAAAAGAAGTCGAGGCAAACGCTCCACTGATTGCTGGCGTAACAGGCCAGCTTGCACAGCTTGCTCAAAACGGAATTTCTGCCCTGGGCGGCGCGCTGGAATCGCTCTGGCAGATCGTAAAGAAATTCTTTGAGTTCATCAACGTAAAGAGCGAGAACGGTAGCTACGACAACAGCGCGACGGTTACAAAGGTAATCGGAGGAACCGCCGCGACGTTCGCCGCAATGTCCGTCGCCCCGCAGATTCTCCAAGTGGTGAATGGTGCAACAAGGATTTTTGGCGGCGGAAAAGGCACTGGCCCGTTGAGCGTTGCAAAAGACAGCATCTTCGGAAAAGGAGCCGCCGCCGCAGGAAACACCGTGGATATGTGGAATGCCGCAAAGCTGGGCGCAGGTCTGGCAAACAGCAGCATGACTCAGGCAAACGGCAGCCCTGTTACATCCAGCGGTATCGGTGGTTTTCTGCAAAATGCAGAGAACACGATTATCGGTACAATCTTCGGTCTGAAAAACAAAAAGCAACTGACGAGCAAAACGAGCAAGCCGGAAACGCTGTGGAAGAATGTTCTGAAAACAGCAGATCAGATCACAGCCGCCAAAAGTTCCGGCGGCCTCTTCGGGATGCTCAAGGGAAGTTCTTTGGGCCAATACGGAACGAGCGTGGTGAACTCGGTAAAGGGCTTGCACGGAACGAACTTGGTTCAGCAAACTATCGGAGTCGGGAAATGGCTTGGACAGACGGCGAAGAACGGAGTCGGCGGAATTGCAAGTAGCCTCGCGGGAATCTTTGGCGGCCCAATGCAGAATGCAATGAACAGCCCGCTGGGCAACTTCATTACAAGCATCGGCCAAAAGGCGGTCGGCCTCGGAAAAGGCGCGGTCGGCGGCGTAAAGAATTTTGCGGGCAACGCGCTTTACGGAGCAAAGACGCTCGCCGGAAATATTGCATCTTCCAAAGTTGGACAGACGGCGGTTAAAATCGGCGGCGGTGCTGTGCAGGGCGTAAAGGACGTGACGCAGTTCCTTGGAGCAGGACTCAATGTGGGGCAAACGGTTCTCGGCCCGGTGGCCGGGAAACTGGGTGGCGCGTTTATGGGCTTGCTCGGAACATTCGGCCCGGTAATTGCCGGAATCGGCAGCATCATTGCGGTGGTGTCCCTGCTGGGAGACCATTTCGCGGATATTCAGCAGATCGTATTGAAAGTTTTTGGCCCGACCGGGTTGACGATTTTCAATACATTCTTTGCAGATGTCAAGAAAATCGGTGACGGAATTAAAAATGCTTTCTCGCTGGACAACCTGCTGAACATTCAGGAGAAGCTGAGCGGGAAAAGTATGTTTGGCGTAGACATCGGCCAAGCATTCGGAGCAGCCATTCCCATTATCCAGTCTGTGACAGGGCTGGTAAGCCAGATCGTAGACCTGGGCGTAAATCACATCAAGCCTCTGCTGGCCGATGTGATGAGCTTTGTGGTGAATGAATTGTTCCCAGCGGTGGCCCCGCTGATCGGTACGATTATCGACCTGGTGGGAACGACGCTGGTAAACGCAATTAAGGTGATCGTGGATGTGATTCACAATCTCCTGCCTGTAATCGAGCCTGTGATCCGGGGAATCATCGGACTGATAAAGGGCATTGCTTCCATCGGCGTTTCCGTGGTAAATACCATCATCCGCGCGCTGAACAAAATCCACATCAAGATGCCTACAAAAATCCTCGGTATTTCTCTGCCGGAGGGCATCGCGGGCAAGGAGTGGGGCTTTAGCCTTGCAGAAGTTCCGGCTCCTGCATTTGCCAACGGCGGCTTCACCCACGGTGTCAGTATCGCAGGTGAGGCCGGGACGGAGGCGGTTATCAGCTTCAAACGCAGCGTTCACGATGAAAACGTGAATCACTGGGTACGGGCTGGCCGGATGCTGGGCGTGACCGGGGAGGATGCGACCCGTGCCATCGGGCCGCAGAACGTGTCCTACTTTGCCAACGGCGGGTTTACCGACGGTAGCCGCGAGAAGCTGGACAACCTGATCGACTTTGGCAAGGCGTATGGCGAATATGCCCTGCGCTCCAACGGAATCCGCACGGCGGGCGACGCGGCCTCGCTGCTGTGGAGCGTGACGAATAACTCTATGGCGGGCGACGGCTCCTTGGCCTTGGCCACCACCAGTATTGCCGCAGACGTGGCCCCCATCGTACTGAAAAAGTACATTGGCGACAACGAGGCAACGTCGCTCCTGACCGAAGCGGCGAAAACCTACAACGGCGGGACGGTGCTTTCGAGCTGGGGAAACGGTGTTCTAACAGACACGGGAGTACCCCTTTACGTCCTGCCGCCGCGTGATGCAGGCACAACAGAGTTGAGCGAGATTCCGCAGGCTGCATACAGAAGTTCCAGAACCTCCGGCGGGGGCGACGGCGACGGGATGCAGTTTGTATTCTCCCCGCAGATCACAGCCTACGGAAAGGCTGACCGCGCAGAGATCGAGCAGATCATGCGTGAGCAGTTCGAGAAGTTCAAGGCTGAAATCAAAAAGGAGATCAAGGAAGAGCAGCGCAGAGAACAGCGCACGAAGTACGCATAAGGAGGCGGTTCTATGTACGTTACCAAAAGCGGCGACACATGGGACGGGATCGCAAAGATCGTCTATGACGACGAAATGCGGGCGGACGTGCTGATGGCCGCCAACAGAGAGTACAACGACGTTTACCAGTTTGATTCCGGGGTGCAGCTTGTCACCCCGGAAGTCACGGTAAAGACGGAGGTTGAAAACCTGCCGCCTTGGAAGAAGTGAGGTGATCGACGTGTTCTTACCACGCCAAGCGTTCCTGTCAGTCGAATACAACGACAACGATATGACCGCTGACATTAAGAACGATGTGGAGAGTTTCACTTTTACGGACAGCGGATCGGATTCTTCTGATAGTCTTTCCATCAAGGTGAACGCCAGCAATGTGAAATGGAAAAATGGGTGGATGCCGGACATTGCCGCAAAGCTGCATCCGAAGCTCTGCACGAAAAACTGGATCGTGCAGGGCGACAGTGCAGAACTGGACTGCGGCGTTTTGGTGGTGGATGACCTGGGCTTCACAGGCTGCCCGGACGTGCTGACAATCGGCGCGGTGGCGCGGCCAAGCGATACGGGCTTCCACGAGAGAAACCGAGAACAGGTCTGGAAGAACACATCCATCCAGCGCATTGCCTCGACCATTGCGGAGCGAAACAGCCTGCAATGCTCGATGGATGCCGAAGATGTGGAAATTGCCATCAAGGAACAGGACGACAACGACAGTGCTTTCCTCAAGAGTCTGTGCGAAACATACGGCCTGATCCTGAAAGTGTACATGGGGAAGATTTGGATTTTCGACCGCGAGAAATACAAACAAAAGGATGCCGTAAGGACATTCACCCCGGCGGACATTGTGCCGGATTCCTTTTCCTGGAACACCACATTGGCCGGAACATACACAGGCGGCGTGTTCACATACACCAACCAGAGGAAAAAAGTAAACATCAATGTCACGGTCGGCAGCGGTGACAGGATGTTGAAACTAACCCAGTATGCGTCCAGCGAGGCCGACGCGAAACGACAGCTCGAAGCAGCTATTGCCATGAAGAATCATTCCAATACCACCGTGTCGTTCAAGACGATGGGCGACCTGAATATCCACGCAACACAGTGCGTGAACATTCAGGGGTACGGAAAGATGGACGGGAAGTATTATCTTGATAGTATCACCCGACCGCTGGATAACTCCGGCGGCCTCACGAACGAATACGCAGGAAGCAGAGTGGGAGGCTGATCTATATGCAGAGCGTGATCCGCATTGGTGAAGTTTCCAAGGTCAACTACGACAAGGGAACGATAGAGGTTGCCTACAAAGACCGCGACGATTCCGTAACGGATGAAATCTGCATGGTGTCGAACAACCTGTATCGGATGCCTGTTGTCGGGCAGATGGCGTGCGTCCTGCACAACTCCGCAGATCAGGAAATGGGGACGTGCATCGGAACCTTTTGGAACGACGACAACAAGCCCCCCGGCGGAAAGGAGGGCCTGTATCGTTACGACTACAACGACAAGCAGGGCGTGGCCTACGAAAGCTATGACGGAAAAAGCGGCAACTATGAAGAAAAGATCGACGGAAATACGACGGAAACGGTCGGCAAGAACGCAACCCACAAAATCGGCGGTGATCTGAAATTCATAGTCGGTGGCTCTACCGTCACGCTGACGCAGGGCGGCACTATCAAAATCGAGGGAACGGACGTTGAAATCAAAGGCTCCACCGTGAACATCAGCGGCGGGAGCGGAGATTGCAAGATAAACGGCATAAGCCTTGTGAATCACCTCCACGGCCACGACGGCGGCGCAACTGCTGGCCCGTATACCGTGGCTGGCGTTACAGGGAAGCCGCAGTAATCGGGAGGTGGTTCTATGGCATGGGGCGGAATTGGCAGCTTTGCAGGGCTGGTATTCACAGTGTCGAGCTGGCGCGTCGTAACGCCGGACAATATCAACGGCTCCACGTCGAGCAACTGGGCCGCCCATAGCGTGATTGGCGGAAAGGAAAAGAGCGAGTATGTAGGGCCGGGACTCAAAGAGTACCAGTTCGAGTTGCTGCTTAATTCACAGTTCGGAGTAAACCCGCGCAAGATGCTGAACGCTTTGCAGGAATTGTGCGAGGCTGGCGCTGTTGACTACTTCATAATCAACAACAGGCCGCTTTCCCGCTATCCGTTCAAGTTCGAGAAAATGTCGGACACCTGGGACGTGGTACATAGATTCTGGGGCCTCAAGTCCTGCAAGGTAACGCTGACCCTAAAGGAGTATGTATGAGTGACGAACTGAACAACTTGCTGCTGGGCGACATCGAAGTTGAAGTTGAGCCGTCCGATGGCGACCAAGACCGCGACGTGTACAATCGCCTCATAACGCTGTACGGAAGCCGAGTGGGAGAACAGGCACTTGACCGGGAGTTTGGCCTGGACATTTCCTGCTTGAGCCTCCCGGCGGAAGCGGCGGAAGCCCTCTTGACTGCGGAGATCACCCGAAAGACGGCGCGCTACGAACAGCACGCGCAGGTACAGCAGGTTGATTATAGCGAACAGGACGGCAAGAAAGGATATATCCGGCCAAAGGTGGTGGTGAAAATTGTCTAATATCACAGAGTTTGCAGACATCCCGGAGTACAGCGTAACAGGAAATCTCACCCTGCAAGGTGCGCGTGACCTTGTTATGGACATCTACACCGAGAACTACAAAAAGGTTTATGCAAAGGTCCCGCCGCTGTACGACAGTGACCCGCTGACGCTGACCCTTAAAAGCATGGCTATGCTGTACTACATGGCTATGCAAGTGGCGGAGCGGCGCGCACTGGCCGCTATGCTGAAATCGGCAGAGGGCGCGCAGTTGGACAACATCGGCTTGCCTTTCGGCGTGAAAAGAAACCCGGCAACATACGCAACGGTGACGATCCGCTTTACCTTGTCGGCGGCGCAGAAGAGTGTGGCAATGATTCCGCAGGGAACCCGCATCCGAACTGGTGCGGGTATTTATTTTGCCACAACGGAATACGCCCAGATCGACATTGGCGAAACGAGCGTTGATGTGCTGGCAAAGGCGGAAGAAGTCGGCGCGGAAAGCAACGGCATTCCACCGGGCGTTATTGATACGCTGGTAGACGCAATCCCGTTTGTGGCTGGTGCGGTGAACATCGACACCAGCAGTGGAGGCGCAGATGCAGAGAGCGACGACAGCCTGACCCGTAGAATCTGGCTGTCCCCCACGACGTACAGTTGCGCAGGCCCGCGTGATGCCTACGAGTTCTGGGCTATGAGTTTTCGCTCTGACATTGAAAATGCCATTGCGATTTCTCCGAGAAGCCAGCCTTGCACGGCGTACATCTACTTCATGCTCACGGGCGGAAAGATGCCGAGCGAAAAGGACATTTCCGAAATGGAAACCTTTATGATGAATGAGGCCCGTCGCCCAATGACAGACCTTGTGATCTGCAAGGCCCCGGAAGAGGTGGAGTACAGAATCGACTTCACCTACTACATCGGGGCCAGTTCGAAGAAGAACGCCGACATCGTGCAGCAGAATGTGGCACAGGCGGTGCAGGAGTACCAGGACTGGCAACGCTCCATTGGCCGGGACATCAACCCGATGGAGTTAATCTACCGTCTGCGCGCCGCGGGCGTGAAGCGCGTGGAAATGCGGGAACCTGCTTTCAAGGTGGTGGAGAGCGGAGCAGACAAGGAAAAGGCACTCGTGCAGATTCCGAAGTTGAGCGGCCAGCCAACGGTCGTCTATGGAGGTGTCGAGGATGATTAAACTCCGCGAGGCCAGGATAACCGACGGCGTGCCTAAGACCGTCGCCGCCCAGCCTTGGGTGCAGGTTTTGTCCGAAGTCTACGCCGAGTTGCAGGGCCGGGTGCTGGATTGCCTTGACGCTGGTGTGACGTTCTCCGAAGTGGACAAATGCTCCGAAGAAACACTCGACCAGATGGCAGTATATCTCAAAGTCGAGTGGTACGATTCCGCCGCCGACTTGGAAACGAAACGCAGGATCATCAAGACAGCCATTGAAATTCAGCGGTACGCCGGAACGGTAAAGGCTGTCCGGGAACAGGTCAGCGTGACTTACCCGGATTCCGAAGTGGAAGAGTGGTTCGACTACGGCGGCACTCCTGGATTCTGGCGGCTGAACGTGAACATCACTGATGCCCCGGCGCAGTATCACACCATAGACGAAATGGAAGATTTGCTGGGCTACACCAAACGACTGACAGCTCACCTTGAGTATATCAGCTACATGGTGCGGCACGGAATTTCCATTGGTGCGCAGGTGGAGTGCATGGCATACAAAGTGCCTATCTGTGGTGCAACGATCTGCGGCACATACTGGCGGCCCAGTACGTTAGGCTGGTCGTCCAACGGCCTGCTGAACATCGGCGGACAGGCAGAAGCATTCCTGGACAGCCCGAAGATCACGGGTACAATCCCCCGGATCAGCACAAAGGGATGGAGCGGCGGACAAACGCTGGATGCTACGCCGCAGATGGACGCTTACAAAATCCACCCGGCGGAATCCGGCGACGGCACGGTGACTGGCGAGAAGCCACGGGCGGCCACGCTGGGCGAAAGTTCCGCCGCCACGGTGCAGAACGCCGTAAAGGTGGAGGCGTTCAAGGTAAAGCCCCGCGTCTGCGGCAGAGCAAAGTGTAACAAGTAACGCTGCAACCGCCCCGGACAGGGGCTTTTATTATGCAGGGAAAGGAGAAAGAGCATGGCTTTTTTCACAGATACTTTTCTGAAAGCCCGCCGCGAAGAACTGCTGCGGGCGGTGAGCCGCTTCCAGTACCAGCTTAACGGCAGTACATGGAAAGACGGCGAAATCAACTCGAAGCAGGTTGTCGGGAACGCAGTCGTGGTGTATGTCAACGCTCCGTCGTCCGGCCAGAAAGACACCATCACGGCGGTTCGTGTGTATGACCGCAACGGTGAACTGGCCGGGAGCCAGACCGTGAGCCTGACCCGCGACAGCGTGAACGCCGGACTCCTGCGCTTCACGTTCCCGCTGGTGGAAGCAACGTAAAGGAGGACAACAGGTTATGCACAATAGAACATTCTGGGTAGACCAGGTGGAGGATCAGGACGGCCAGGTTATTCAGCAGGGTACGCTGATCGACCAGGCGCACTTGAACAACATGGAGGTCGGCATTTCCGACATCCATCTGGCATACCGCATCATTCAGAACGTCGTGCTGTGGTTTGGCCGCAGGCTGGGTGTGCTGGAAACTTCCAGCAACAGCCACGACACGGACATTGCCAGCATCAAGTCCACCGACATAACGCAGAACAGCCGCTTGTCGGCGGTGGAGTCGGAGATTGCCGCGGAGGTCAAGGAAGTAACCCTGACCGCGAACAGCAATCCGTGGCCGTTCTGCACCAAGGAAACGGCGGTGGCCTTGACGACCACGCGAAAGAACACCAGCTATGACGTGGACGTGGCTGTCAAAAGCTATTCCGGCGGCAGGCTGGGCGACATTACCGTGAGCGACAAGCTGGTGAACGGCTTCAAGTTGACCCATGACGGCAGCGCAAAGACTGTTGTTGTGGCCGTGAAAGTGACAGGAGGTATGAAGTAACATGAAAGTTGTAGAGCTGAACGAAGGCCGGAAAATCGAGTACGAGTTGAACGGAACGAAGCTGGACTTTGCGGACGGTACGCTGACCGTGAACTTGGCGAAGTACCAGCGCGACAGCGATATTTCCAAGACGGTGATTGGCGACAAGGACGGCAACCTGCTGCTGATCGACAGGCCCGATACCCTGCCCGAAAAGAACGCCGATGGCCGCTTCTATGTTGCCATCGTCGAGATTCCGGCGACCGAGTATGAGGAAGTGGAAGTTGAGGGCGAGGCCGAAAACGTGGTCATGGCCGCCGCAGAAGTGGCGGACGAGAACGACAGCACCGAGGACACCGCACACAAGACTCACATTGAGCGCAAGGCAAAGCCGCTGGACACCGACAAGGTGACCTTGAGCCTGTGGAGCGTCGAGGACTTCAACATTCTGTAAGGAGGTAAAAGACTATGGCAAACAATTTCGAGGCAGCCGCATTTGCATTGCAGTGCGCATTTCCCAAGAACAAAATTCTGATGGACGACAAGGGTATGCCGTCTGTCTTTGTGTGGATTCCTGCGTTCCGCCTGTGTGATGTTCTGTCCACCACCAGCACCGACATTCACCCGGCATTCCGTGTGAACGGAAAGGAAATCGCAGGCTTCTACTTTGGCAAGTACCAGACCAAGGTTTACAACGAGCGCGCATACAGCCTGCCCGCAGAAGATCCCACCGTAAGCCAGAACTTTGACTGGTTTGCCAGCAAGACCAAGGCAAACGGCACGGGCTGGCATGAGGCCACCGTGGCCGAGTGGGCCGCCGTTGCCCTGTGGTGCCACAAGCGCGGATGTGAGCCGCGGGGCAACAATAACTATGGCAAGGACGCAAACGAGTCCACCTACGATGCAATCCCCGCACCTGGCGTGCAGGACAGCGGTAAGACCGCCCGCGTGCTGACGGGTACTGGCCCGCTGCCGTGGAGCCACAACGGCCAGATGGACGGCATCTGGGATATGAACGGAAACGTGTGGGAGTGGCTGCTCGGCCTGCGTCTGTACAAGGGCGAACTGCATATCATTGCAGACAACAACGCCGCAGACAACTCCGTGTCCACGGCTGCTTCCAGCGCAGCATGGAAAGCAATCCGCGCCAGCGACGGCGCGCTGATTACTCCCGACGGCAACGGCACGACCTCCGGCTCCATCAAGCTGAACGTCGTGTCCGGCAAGGCTGTGTGGGACACCACAATCACCGACCAGAAAGACGAGGGGCGCGGCTGCTCGTTCACGGACATTACTGCCGGTTCTGCTGTGGGCGACGCAGCAAAGCTGGTGCTTATGGCACTGGCGCTGATGCCGGATGCCGCTCTTACTGGCACTGGCATTGATACCACCTATGGCGGCGATTATTTCTGGTTCAACAACGGCGCAGAAGAGCGGCTTCCGAATCGGGGCGGCCGCTGGAACTATGGCGGCAGCGCTGGCCTGTTCTACTTGAGCCTCAGCGATTCCCGCGCGGATTCGTACTGGAGCATCGGGGGCCGTTCCGCTTTTGTGGAGCTGCCTGCTGAATCCTGATAAGCTGTCGTCCTGCGCGGTAGCGCAGGACAGAAGCGAAAAATAAAAAACCAGAAAGCGCGGTGGGCCAGCGGGCCGCCGCGCCGATTTTTTGGAGGTGTTGACTGTGCCGAAAGAAGCCGACGTGCCGCCCCAGCAGGGAAAGCCCGAAAAGGGCGCGGGAGAAAAGAACGACGAGAAAAAGGTGGAGCCGTTTCATCTTAGGGAAAAGATCGAGGAAATGGTGGACTACGGCTACCCGTTGACAATGAGTTTTCCACGGAAAGACCGGGAACTCGCAGACGAGTTGAAGAAATCCATCCTGACGATCTATCGCCTGAGTATCGAAATCGACCGCAAATATTTTAAGAAAACCACGACCCAGAATCTCGACGTGGAGCTGGACGTACTGCGCGGAATGGTACGGCTGGCGGCGAGTAAGAAGTTACACGGGGGCAAGTACCCGCCGCCACTTACGATGCACCAATACGAGGTGTGGGCCAAATACAACGAGGAAATAGGCAAACTGCTGGGCGGCTACATCAAGACGCTATAAGCGGTTTGCCGATTTTCATACATGGGAATGTACTATACTCGGCTTCCGAATCGGGGCGGCAACTGGAACAATGGCGGCAACGCTGGCCTGTTCAACTTGAACCTCAACAATTCCCGCGCGGATTCGAACTGGAACATCGGGGGCCGTTCCGCTTTACACCACGTCACATTATGTGCGGCGACACCACGCTGGATATGGGGGCTATGATCTACGGGTCATAGTCGGTGCGTGTGTCTAAAGGAGCGCATTTCCATTCCGGGCAGACAACCCGGAAAAATTTTGAATTGCCGTGGAGGCGGTAACGTCACACACGGCGACGGTGAAAAGAGGCAGAAATGCCAGGTGAAATAAAAACAGTTCAAAACGCATGGGCGGTCATTACGGAGTTTGAATATCTCTGCGAGGCCGACCATAACGCCCGCAAGGGAAAGCGATACCGCCAAGAAGTTTTAGCCTTTACTGCGGCGTTTGAACACAACCTGTTTATGATTCAAGCGCAGATGCAGGGCGGCACATACATTCTCGGCCCGTACCGCAAGCTGCGGGTTTTCGTACCAAAGAAGCGTTTGGTGATGGCCCTGCGCTATCCTGATCGTATCGTACAGTGGAGCCTATACCAGTACCTCAACCCGATATACGACAAACTCTTTATCGAGGATTCGTATGCGTGCAGGAAAGATAAGGGCAGCCACAAAGCGGCACAACGCCTGCAATACTGGATGCGGCAGGTCAGCCGGAAACCAGACGCGAAGTGGTACTACTTAAAGCTGGATATATCCAAATTCTTCTACAGGGTAAACCATGCCAAGCTGCTAGAAATTTTATCCAGAAGAATCAAAGGCCCGGAGTTGATGCGCTTCCTGGACAGCGTGATAAACAGTCGGGCAGAAGCCTTTGGCCTGCCGCGCGGGAAAACACCGCAAGACACACCGCCGGAAGAATGGTTATACGACGTGGGTATGCCGATAGGCAATCTCACGAGCCAGCTTTTCGCAAATATCTACATGAATGAGCTGGATCAATACGCCAAGCACGTTCTGCACATCCACTACTATTACGGTATATGGATGATGTAATTGTGCTGGCCGAAACGAAAGAACAGCTCCAAGAGTGGAAAGAGAAGATCGAAGCATTCCTGCGGGATGAATTGTTCCTTGACCTGAACAACAAGACCTGCATCCGCCCGGTGAGCATGGGCGTTGAATTTGTAGGAGTGCGGATTTACGCAACCCACATGAAACTGCGCAAGTCCACCGTCGGCAGGTTGAAGCGAGAGGTCAAGAAAATAACGGAGATGTACGCCACCGGGGAAATGAGCAAGGAAGATTTTGACCGCCGCGTTGCCAGCATCAAAGGGCTGCTGGCGCACACGCAGAGTGCAAGCCTGCGCGGGCGGTTGAACCTGATCTACCGGGACACCATGCAGAAGTATGGTAGACCAACCGGGCCGGAAACGGACATCTGGAAAGGAACTTATGAAGAAAAGAAGTTGGCCCGATCTGTGCGAAAGGCTGCTTGAGAAGCTGGAAGCGGCGGGGGCTGATACCTCCGACGAGCGCGGGGATTTTGCCACGCTCATTGCCGAGTGCTGCACAAGAGCCTGCGGCGCAGACCTGCGCCCGAAAGGAGATGTGAACAATGGCGATTAACGCCTATTCGCTGGCAAAGGACGGAACGAAAAAACTGTCCACGGATTTTAAGGTGCGCGAGTTCAGATGCAAGGACGGCTCTGATCCGATCTTTATTGATTCGGAACTGGTGGAAGTCCTGCAAAAAATCCGCACCCACTTTGGGAAAGCAGTGAACATCAACTCTGCGTTCCGTACTGCGTCGCATAATGCGAAGCAGAAAAATGCGTCCCATTACAGCCAGCATCTCTATGGCAAAGCCGCAGACATCTGGATCGCTGGCGTGTCGGTGGACACGCTGGCCGCATACGTCGAAACCCTGATCCCCAACCGGGGCGGAATCGGGCGGTATTACAACGACAACTTTGTGCACGTCGATGTGCGCGCCGCAAAGAGTCGTTGGAAAGGTTAAGAGAAAGGAAACGGAGGAAATATCATGGAAGCTATCAAGATGGTTATTTCTGCAATGCCTGCATGGATGGCAGTCGTGTGCCTGGTCGGCGGCGTGTTCATCGGCGCGCTGGCTCTGGTGCGCCTGGGTTACAGCGTCGTCGTGGCAAAGGCTGCCTACAAATGGATTTGCTGGGCAGAAGAGAACGTGATCGGCTCGAAGATGGGCGAAGAGAAAAAGAAGCAGGTTATCAAAGCCCTGCGCGATCTGACACCTGACTGGTTAGATTGGGCTATCAACGAAAAGTTCCTGGACTTTTTCGTTGAACTGATCTTCAAAGTCACCAAGAGCAAACTCGAAGCATACATGGAAAAGAAATCCAAGGAAACCGCAACTGTGGCCCGTTTCGGTAAGGCGGGGGAGGACAAGCACAATGACTGACGAGGAACTGGAACACCGCTTGACGGATGTTGAAAGCAGAAGCAAGAGCAATACCCACCGACTCGACGACCTGGAAAGGCTGACCGATGCGGTAAACGGCATGAACACCAACATCAAGCTGACGATCCAGCAACTCGAAAACACGAACAAGAGCCTTGAAATTGTCACGGCTCAAAACAAGAAGCAGGACGACCGCCTGACCGCATTAGAAAAGGCCCCCGGCGTGTTTGGAAACAAACTCTGGTGGGCCGTCATTGCGGCGTTCGTTTCGGGCTTTGTGGCCTATGAACTGGCTACATTCCTGCACTAAAACCGCATAACTGAAAATCCCCCGCTGGCAATCTGAAAGGAAAGCTGGCGGGGGATTTTTTTGTTGTCTGTGGAGGTGACGGAATATAAACCTCTGTCCGAAAGAATGAAAATAAAGAACGTAGAAGCAAATTATATTGCGTGAAACGGCAGGCGGATTTTATCGGCGTACCAGTTTTCCGGGAAGCGGGATGATGAAAACAACGCTGTACGGCGAAATCTCCACGCGCGGGTTCGTCCGGCGTTGCACTTCGTCCACCAACCGCAACGCGGTAGAACCCTCGGAATTTGACGTTATATCGTCATCTTCCGGGGGCTTTTTGTTTGCAGAAATGGGTAAAATCACCCGCTCAAAGTCCCCGGTTTTCTGGTCGGTTATATTGAACTTGACCTCTGCCCGATCCTCGTACAGCAGGATGGACGAAACGAACGTATCCAGGATGCGGCGGCGGTACTCTTCGTCCACCTCGTCCTCTTCCCGGCGGAACTGCTCGAACATGAACGTGAGCGCTTCCCGGCTGAACTGGGGCGGCGTGGGGGCGTTGTTGATCTCGCCCAGGGCAAAGGTGAGTTGGGCTTCCTGCTCTTCCAGCGTGCGCAGGCGGGCCGCAAGGCGGGCGCTGCCGCCCTCTTCGATGGCCTCAAGGATATTGTTCTGCTTGCGGCGGCACTCGGCCAGCTCTGCTTCCAGAGCGTCCTTTTCCGGGTTGCCTTTCGGCTCCTGCTCCTTGGCCTGCAATTCCATCATGCAGTCCACGATCTGAGAAATCTTTTCCGGGGTAAGGACGTACTTTGCAACGCCGTCCACGATGATCTGTTCCAGATAGTTCTTTTCAATGGAGGTCTTGGGACACTTCTTCTCGACGTGCTGGGTGCAGGTGTAGTAGTAGTGCTTGCTCCCGGTGTGGCCTGTGGCGCTGGCTCCTTTCATGGCATGGCCGCACAGGCCGCAGTCCAGTTTACCAACAAGCACATAGTCAGCCCTGGGCGCGCCCTTGCCGCCGCCGTGGGCGCGGTTAAAGGCAAGCTGGGTCTGGCAGCGGTTGAACAGCTCCCGGTCGATCATAGCAGGCACTCCCCCCTCAATGCGGATGTCGGCGTACTTGTACACACCAAGATACATCTCGTTGGTGATGATCCGGCAGATAGAGTTCTTGTTGAACGGATTGCCACGGCTGGTGCGGTAGCCGCGGGCGGTCAGCTCCCGCACAATGTCGGCGGCGGTAGCCCCGGCGGCGTACTGCTCAAAGATGTACCGCACGGCGGGGGCCTGCTTCTCGTTGATGCAGTAGTGCTTGTCCGGCCCGATGTCGTAGCCAAAGCTGCGGTTGCCGCCCAGGGCAATGCACTTGAGCGCACTTTCCCGCTGGCCGCGGCGGAGTTTCTGCGCCAGTTCAGCGGAGTAATACTCGGCCAGGGATTCCATCAAGCCCTCAATGATAATACCCTCTGGGCCGTCTACCACCGTCTCGGCGGCGTACAGAATCTTGACCCCGTTCCTCCGCAGGCGGGTCTTGTAGATGATGGAGTCGTAGCGGCTGCGGGCGAGGCGGTCTGTTTTCCAGCAGATCACAGCGTCGAAGAGGTGGCTGTCGCTGTCGGAGATCATCTGTTGGAACGCCGGGCGGCTGTCGCTCTTGCCGGAAATGTGGCGGTCGATATACTCATGGACGATCTTGTAGCCGTGGGCTTTGGCGTAGGCCTCACAGTCCCGGCGCTGGCCCTCAATGCTCTGCTCGGTCTGCTGGCCGCCGTTGGAGTAGCGATAGTACGCCACCAGGCGCAGGCCGCCCACCTCTTGCAGTTTCTTTTTACGAGGCATAAATACCACCTTTCAAGTAGTTTTAAGCTTGTTGCAAGCCGTTGCAAGTTCTGGGAAAAATAAATCTTTCCACACTTTCAACAGTCAAAAAGTTAAATTCATTTCCGAAATATCATATCTGGGAGCCATTTATATAAGTAGAGTTGCACGTTTAGGTTCAACTCGTTCCAAAACGCCCTGTCTTTTCTGCGGAGAAGATGGGGCGTTTTTATTTGCCATACACGAAAAAGCCTACCGGGCCTTGTCCCCCGGTGGGCTTTTTCTTTTTGTGTGCTGAATTTTACTGGTGCTTCCTGCGCCATTCAGCAGCGGCACGGTCAAGCACTAACCTGTGGAAGAAAATTCTTTTCCCCCACTGGCGGCCTCGTCGGCCTGCTCGGCGTTGTACCGGGCTACCTCGTCCTGCACGTTGGAAACGGCAGCGGCCACGTCGTCGGACACATCCACCCGGCGGGGCGGCTGTGCGGCAGGCCCGCCAAAGACCTTGCGCATCTGTGTAAGGAACAACGTGCGTTCCTGCGGGGACAGATCGAGGAAGTTCTCAATCACCGAGACCTGCTCTTTGTCCAGGCTGTACTCGGCGGCCAGCCGATCCAGTACAGTTTCCCGTGTCTGCTCGAACATCTCTCCCTCGCCAGTGCGGAGCCAGTGCTCACTGACCCCGAACTCCCGGCAGATGGAAACGACCATACTATCAGCAATGCCGCGGTCGCCATTTTCCCATTTGCTGACAGCAGCACGGGTAACGCCGATGCGATCACCAAAACCCTCAAGGGTTAAATGCAAAGCGGTGCGCAATTCTTTAATGCGTGTGTTCATCTTTTCACCTCCTTTTGATGTAAGTATAGCACTATAAGTATCCAACGTCAACAAAAACCGGAAGAAAAGGGGTTGACAATGTTGGCATTGGAGATTATAATTGGCGTGTAAGATTGGCAGTGGATACAGAAAGGGAGTGAGAGGATGCAGAAAGGAATCGGAAAAAGAATCCGAGACGCACGAAAGGCCGCAGGGCTGACACAGGAAGAACTTGCGGAACGGATGGGAACGTCATCGGTGGCGGTGGCTCAGTGGGAAACTGGGCGCAGGAACCCGAAGATGGGAACGGTTTCAAAGCTGGCTGCCGCCCTGGGCGTGGATGTCGCAGAACTTGTGCCGGAACTGAAAACCTTATTAAAGGAAAAGCCGGAGCCGCCGCCGATGGAACCGATCTTTGAGGATAACGGTTTTCTGACAGCCAGAATGACCGCCATTCAGAAACGAGCCTACGAAATCTACAACTTGTACGGAACCATCCGACGGGTGCTTTTCGAGGGACGCAAGGAAGAAAGGGCAAACGCACTGTCGCAGTTGATCCAGCAGCAAGGCGGGAACATCGGTGGCAAAGCTGATCCGAACTCGCCGGAAGAGCTGGAAACAATGAAACAGCAGCTTGCCGAAATTGACAAGTTGGAAGAGGTTGTGCTTTTCAAGGACGACACCGGGAAGATTCGCTGGGTCAGACTGAACGGCGAAAAGTGGGCATAAAAAAGCCCCTGCTTCTGGTACAAGCAGGGGTGGAAACTGGTGCTTTACGTCAAAGCATCAATTTCTTTTCCGTCGGTCGTGAAATTTCCGCACTGGTCGCAGAACCGAACACCGGGAGCAAAGGCGAATTGCTCCTTAAAGCGAGAACATTCTGGATTGGTGCAGAGATTCTTCTTGCTAGATGCAGAACAATTGGTCAGAGAAGTTCCACAACTGGGGCAGAACAAAGCGTCAGGGCCGACTACGGAATGGCAATGAGGACAAACAGACATTGAATCACCCCCTTTCCGTCCGGGATAGTTTGATTATAGCACGGCGGGCAGGGGCAGACAACAAGGAGCGTGAGAGTATGAGCGAGAAAGAAAAGATGAAGAGCGAAGAAATCGCCAAGGTGCTGGCAGAAAACCCGACGGCCAAAATCTACCTGGCAGGGCTGGCCCAGGGCATGAAGCTGGCAAAGTCTATGGAGCCGGAGGCAGAACAGCCCACCCCGGCGGGCAAGGAGGCGGCCAATGAATGAGTTTACGACTCTGGCGGTGGTCATCGTGGCGGCTTGCACGGTAACGTACACCATCGTAACGATGATCCGCAATCACCGTCAGTACGTCCGGCAGAAAGAAGCCCTTGACCGCTGGTTCTCTGCATACAAAAAGGCCCAGGAAGAGAGGCACGGCAAATGGCAGTGATGGGAGTGCTGAAAAAGTGCGCCGACTGCGGAACGGTATTTGTGGCCGAGAACCCGGCAAGCAAATACTGCCCCTGCTGCTCTGCCCGCCGGAACATCCCCGGCCCGGCTCGTGGGCATGGATACCGCAAGCCGCCCCCGGATGCCCTGACACTGGACGTTCGGGCGGCGGATGCCGCGGGGCTTTCCTACGGCGTATGGCGCGCACGGGAGGACGACAGAAAAAGAAAGGCGAAAGAAACAATCCGCCGCAAGATAGAAGAAAGGAAAAAGAAGCATGGCAAAAGTGAAGATCAACTGGCCGCCCATGAGCATGAAAGCCGAGGGTGAGGATGCCGCGGTTCTGGCCCAGGCAGAGCAGTTCTTGAAGTATGTGAAGGAGGCACACAAGATCAGCTTTGATGTGCTGCCGACTATCTTCCGGGACGGCTGCCGTGACCCGGAAGAACTGGACGACGAGGACGTGGAGCCTTTGACCGAGCCGGAAGAGGTAGCCCACGGCGCACAGTGGGACGTGGTTGCAATCTACGACAACGCAGGCATTCCCAGCATCATGCACCGCTTCCGCCGCATGAATGACAAAGACCTGTTCCGTGGCGGAAAGGACAAGCCGCACCCGGCTTTTGTGATAGGAGGCACGGTATACGACGAGATTTACATTTCGGTCTACCAGAACACCATGATTAACGGCAAACCGTACAGCCTGCCCTACATGGAGCCTGTCACCGACATTACCGCGGACAAGTTTGCGGATGCCTGCTTCTCCAAGGGCGAGGGATGGCACTGCATGACCGCGGCGGAGTGGGGCTTGCTGGCCTGCCTTAGCTGGAAGAATGGCACTCTGCCGCATGGTAACACCAGATGCGGAAAGTACCACGCTGACCCGACCGAGTGCGGCGTGAACGTCAAGGACAGCAACAAGACGCTGACTGGCTCCGGCCCTGCAACCTGGACGCACGACCACACGCCGACAGGCGTACATGACCTGTGCGGCAACGTCGGTGAGATCATCCGCGGCCTGCGGATCAAGGACGGCGCACTCTGGGCGACGGAGAGCAACGACGCGGCCCTGCCGGAAACCGACCTGACAACCTGCGGCGACGGCTGGAAGCCCATCGTGGACAGCAACGGCAACCAGGTTTACGTCGATGCAATGGACGGCATCAAGTTCACCACAGAGAAACCGCAGCATGGACGCGCCAACTTTGAGAGCTGGGAAGATGTGCGGATGTTATGTTGGAGCGACCAGCTTATGGAACTGGGCTTGTTTGCTGGTGAGGGCGAGGCGGTCTGTGCTGTGGACGCGACGGAGGGCGAATACCTTCCGTATCGGGGCGGCAGCTGGAACAATGGCGGCAGCGCTGGCCTGTTCAACTTGTACCTCTACAATTCCCGCGCGGATTCGCGCTGGTACATCGGGGGCCGTTCCGCTTATTTCAAGAAACGCTGAAAGCTGTTCGCTGATAAGCTGTGCGCCGAGCGGTAGCGAGGCGGAAAGGAAGAAGCAAATGAACTGCTCGAAACGCAGGCACGACGGCGCGGCATACCGTCGGTGCGATACGCTGGTTTCGCTGTACTGCCGACCGTGCAAAGACCGCACAAAGGCGCGGCAGACACAGCAGCACAAGAAGAAAAGCGGGAGGAAAAAGAAGTGACGATCATTGTTCTGTGCGTGATGCTCATTATCCTGTTCGTCATAGCACTGGCGGTAACGGCATTTCTCTGCTGGGTGTCCGCTACGGCTTTTAGCTGGGGCATCGTCGCCCTGGTCTGGCTCTTCCTGCTGGTGATGGCCGTCTTTATCGGCGGCGGTGATGGCTGGGAATAAAAAACCGGCACGGGCTGGGCGACCCGAAACACGCCTGCCATGTGGCCGGAAGCGGGGGACGCAGACGGCCACCCCGGTTCATCGGATTTACCGGGTGTCCTACCCGACGAGGACAAAAAGAACACGTCAGGGCGGCCCGCATGGGCGGGGCGGCAACCTGTCCAAACCGCCCCTTTGATATGGCGCGGCCAGTGCAGGGCGGGAGTTATTCACCCGCCCGCCCGGTGCTGACTCCGGGGCGCGCCTCCACATCCGAATATAAAACCGAAACCAAAGGAGAACGAACATGAAAACACCTGCAAAAATCAACGCAAGCCGGGATGAATCCGGGAAAATGCTGATCGGTCTGGACGGGACGGGAGCTGGTCTGCTCCTGCTGGCCGGAAGAATTGCATCCGGGGTGCTTGTGACCGTGGCGAGCAACGAAAAGGAACTGGCCGAACTCAAGAATGTTATGCACAAGATGATCGACGAAGCCTGCAAGGAAGAATGGCTCGACAAGATCAGCGGCAAGCGCGGTGTGCAGACAGACAACATGACGGAGTTTTTCGCACATCTGCTCATGGGGAAGTTCTAAGAAAGGCGGTACGGCAATGGCAAGAAAAAAAGCCCAGCCCATCGTTACGGAATACCAGACCCGCAGCCTGCTTGAATTGGCAGAACTTTTCTACTCTGACCCGGCGAACGTAAAGCGGTTAGAGGAATGGCAGGAGAAACAGGAGGGCAAGCGCAATGGCAAACGAAAGGCTGTATGAGGACATGGAGCCGCGGGAAAAGTTTGAAGCACTGTGGCTGAAAGCAGGACTTCACAAACGGCCCGGTGCGGATGCACTGCTCTACGAATTAGAGAAGCAGGGGCTCTTTGATCTCCCGGCAAGCATTAAGCACCACTCCAACCGTTTCGGCGGCCTAGTAACCCACACCGTCAATGTTGCGGATGCGGCAATGGAACTGTGCGAAACCAACCACGCCTTTAAGAACTGCGACAAGAACGCCGTGCTGGTGGCGGCACTCCTGCACGACATTTGCAAGGTCAACAAGTACCACGAAACTGCATTCCACAAGTACGGTTATGAGGATCGCGGTCTGCTGGGACACGGCGAAGAGAGCGTGATTATGGCACAGCGGTTTATCAAGCTGACCGGGAAAGAAATCATTGCGATTCGTTGGCACATGGGGGCGTACTGCGGAAAGGAAAGCTGGGACACACTCGGAACAGCCTATGACCACTATCCCGAAGTCCTCTGCCTGCATTTCGCAGACATGATCGCAACCCACTATGATGAACGGTAATGCAAACCCGGCAAGGTACGTTGTGTATCTGCCGGATGGAACAAGAATCACGGGAGATGCTGCGCTCCTGCCGGAAGATTTGAACTGCGGGTTTTCGGAAGCCGAGATTGCATATATAGCAACTGCCGGACTGGAAGCATGGGACGCTTGTAAAGGCGGAATCTACTATCGGTACATCTGGCCATGTTGGCAGCTGACAAGAAATTATAACAAGCCGGAACGCTGGGAAATCTGGCAGGACGAACGAGAACATCCGGCCCCGATGGGGCGCGCAAGTTACATCCAAAAAGCGAAAAAGGAGAACCGTTTTGCAAGAAGCGCATACACCAAGACTGCCCCGCAAAGGGGTGCAACAAGAGAAGTACAGTGTGAGCATACGTTCAAAATAACCATCCCACGGTGCGCGCCGTGCGGTGGATACGACAAACAGTGCAAGCACTATCGACCGAAGAATAAGTAACCCCATTTGGCTTATTTTGCAGGGCCGCTACACCCCGCGTCAGTGCGGCGGCCTTTTATGTGACGCAGGGCGGATCAGCCGTTGCCGCGGCTGATCCGCTGAAAGCGGGGCCGAACCCCGCCTGCGTCGGTTGCGTATAGGCATCATGGAAGCTGGTGCGATTTTCCATAACATTTGCGCACCAACAGGGCGAAAGAGTGCCGTATGGCAGCGTCCCTCCTAACGCGAAAGCTGGTGAAAAACCATGCTGCTCCTAGTCAAGTCGTACCCTGCATGACGGCAACGGAAGCCGAAAGAGGGTGCGCCGCCGCACAAGCGAAGAAGTGCCTTGTCCTACCCGCCCAAGCCAAAGGCGGCAGGCCTTTCCCCCTGCTGGTTAAAGGCAGATAAGGCCGCCCGCCGCCTCTCCGTCTTTACGATTATCTCCAGGGAGGCGGCGGTCTTATATGTGGGCGCGCCTATGGCTGACGGCGACGGCGGCGTTTATCTCCCCCCAGAACACCGAGATAAAAGTTGGTTCGACTCCAACCGCCCACACAAGAAAAAATAAAACAAAGGAGGTTGATTTCATGCTGTATTCAGAGGCTATCGAACTGCTGGAAGATATGGCAGATGATCGCTTTACGCCCATTACCGAGGCAGAAAGAGAAAAAGTGCGCACGGCAATCCGGCTGGTAGCAAAAATGGCAACGGTTAGAGCCTGCCCGAAGCGCGCACTTCATGCCGCAATTCGCTGGATCGTAGAGAGCTGGGAGGCGAAAGAGGCGTGATCCACCTTGGCGATATTACAAAGATTCACGGCGACCAGATAGAGCCTGTGGATTGCATCACGTTCGGCAGTCCGTGCCAGGATTTGTCCATTGCAGGACGCAGAGCCGGACTTGCCGGGGGACGGTCGGGGCTTTTTGTTGAAGCCGTGCGAATCATCAAGGAAATGAGGAAAGCGACAAATGGAATGTACCCAACTTTCGCTATTTGGGAAAATGTACCAGGAGCGTTCAGCTCCAACGGCGGAGAGGACTTCCGTGTCGTGCTGGAAGAACTTGCCCGCGTGGAACAGCCAGACGCTATTGTTCCTAGACCTCCGAGGGGGGGCCTGTCTCTTATACACATCTGACGCTG